GATTTACTACAAACTAGGGGGTCAGGAAACAACGCTTATGGAGTACCAGCTACGGCTGCTATTAATGCTTTAGGGCTTAGACTTCAAGCTGAATGGATGGAAGAAAGAAACCCTCAACCAATTGTAGAAGAAATAGAAGGGGTTATGACTCCAAGATATTTATTAAATTATGAAAAGCTTAAAACAGTAGGATATATAGAAGAAGCTATAAAATATAATCCAGATAATAACTTTGATAGGGTTTCATCTTTTAATGTTTTAATGATTTATCGTACAGATTGGAAAGCTAAATTTGAAAAAAAGAAAGACAATAGAATTAAACGAAAAAGTGGTCATTCGTTTTTTAAAAATGTTTTTAGACAAAACGGTCAATACTCTTTAAACGCTATAACGAAGTAAAAAAAAATAAATAATATTAGGAACTTCTCGTAAGTCCTTTTAATTTTGTATACTATGAATATAAACTTTTATGCTAATTTTCCTAGTCAATTAAACAATAGAACTCCTAAATGGTATAAGGATTGTATTAACTCTGCTATTGATCAAGTTACTTTAGAGTATCACGGAATCCGACAAACCTACCAAAATAAATTAAGAAATTATAATTTAGCTAATGATATATTTGATTTTACAGGGTTAAGAAAACAAATGGTTCCCATGTTCCCTGAAGGTGGTAAATTTCCAATAGATTTACAACACTACCCAATAGCAAAACAAAAAATAGATTTATTAATTGGTGAAGAATTAAAAAGACCTTTTAATTTTACAGCTCGTATAACAAATGATGATGCTATTTCTCAGAAAGAGGAAGAAATAGAAAAACAGTTAGATGATTTTTTTATAGAACAGCTTAAATCTCAATCTCAATCTGAAGAAGAGTTTAAAGCAAAGTTAGAAGAAAAAATGGCTTATCTTCAAACTAACTTTCAAGATAAAAGAGAAAAATTAGCAAATCAATTACTTACATATTATTGGTACTTTTTAGATTTAAAAGAATTATTTAATAGAGGGTTTGAAGATTTATTAATTTGTGGAGAAGAAATATATAGAGTAGATATATTAGGAAATGAACCTGTAATATTAAAAGCTAATCCATTAAATATTACAGTTGTTGGTGGAAATGATTCACCATTTGTAGAAGATGGTAGTATTATTATAGAAGATAATTATCAATCACCTGCACAAATTATAGATAACTATTATGATGAATTAAGTTTTGCTCAAGTTAAAAAAATTGAAGATAGTCTTTCTAATACGTCAAAAGGTGGTCAAGCTGGTAGTAATACAGGATTTGATAGCGTACCTGAATATGTTCTTGTTGATGTAGAAAACAATCAAGGAATGTTTCAAAATGAACATAGAAATTTAGCTTCTGTAAATGAAGTGGGAGACATTAGAGTATCTAGAGTAGTTTGGAAGTCCAGGAAAAAAATAATGGTATTAACTTATTATGATGAAACAAGTGGTCAGTTTCAACAAGAAATTGTACATAAAAATCATAAGTTAGATAAAGAAGCAGGTGAAGTACATTTAGAACCGCTATGGATTAATGAAGCTGTAGAAGGTACTAGAATTGGAGATACAACTGATGACATTTATGTTAAACAACAAGCTTTACCAATTCAAAATAGAAGAGTTGATAATATTTCTAAATGTAGTTTAGGGTATGTAGGAGTTTACTATAATGTAAATAATAATAGAGCAATGTCTATGATGGATAGATTATTTCCTTTTCAAAGAGTTTATAATTTATTTATGAATAAATTAAACTTTTTATATACTAAGTATAAAGGTCCTATTTACAAATTAGATTTTTCTACTATGCCGGATGATTATGAACCAGAAGAAATTATGTACTACGCAGAAATGCTAGGATGGGAATTAAGTGATCCATTTAACGAAGGTAAAGAAGGAAATGCTTTAGGTAAACTAGCTGGTAACATGAATCAAAATAGTGGTGTAAAAGATGCAAATCTTTACAGCATTATTCAGCAAACTATTGAAATGTTAAATTACATTGAACAACAAGCTGGTTCTGTATCAGGAATTTCTAAATCTAGAGAAGGTCAAATTTCATCTAGTGAAGCTGTATCTAACGTAACTAGAGAAATTACACAATCTTCTCATATTACAGAAAGATGGTTTAGTGTTCACGATCAAGTAAAACGTAAAACTCTTGAATTATTTTTAGAAACTGCTAAATTTGCTTTTAAAAATAAAAATAAAAAAGCACAATACATTTTAGATGATAGCACTATGCATTCATTAACCATAGATGGTAATGATTTAAATGAAGCTACTTATGATATTCAAATATTAGATACTAGTAAAATTCAAGAACTATTTAATGACCTTAAGCAATTATCTCATGCAGCAATGCAAAATGATAAAATGACTATGAAAGGTATTATGGATATTTATACAGATAATTCAATTGCTTCTATTAAAAGGAAGATGGAAGCAGAAGAAGAAAAGAAATATAAAAGAGATGCTGAAGGAATGAAGCATCAAGAAAAATTACAAGAGCTTCAAATACAACAAGAAAATCTTAAAATAGATAAAGAAAATGAAATTAAATTATTAATGCAATCTAGAGAGATTCAAAAAGATATTTTAATTTCATTAAATCAACTATCTTCTAAAGATAAATTATCTACAGAAGAGTTAAAAGTTAAAAAAGAATTAGAGATTTTAAAGGAAGAAAACAAAAAAACAATAGAATCTCTTAAGATTAAGATGGAAGAAAAGAAATTAAACGCTATAGAGAGAAACAAAAGCGTGGTATAAACTTGTTTAATCCACTTAAATATAATTAAATTTGTAAAACTATTAAAACAAAAAAACAATGGCAAAGGAAACGTTATTTGAAAATGGTATATTTGACAACGCAGAAGATCTATTAATAGATGATGAGGGCAACGTTATTGAAGATACTACAGAAAAAGAAACAACAAATAAAGAATCTGATTTAGATTCAGATGAAATATTAATTGATGATTTTGGAAATATCATAACGCTTGATGAAGATGGAAAAGAAATACTTAATCCTGATTCTGATGAAAAAGAAGAAGATAGCGAAGACGATGATTCTGAAAAAGATAAAGAAAAAGATAAAAACAAATCTAAATCTGGTAATACGGGAGACCCCGATTCTACAATTGATTTTACTAGTACTTTTGCCCCCTTTGCCAAAGTTTTGAAGGAGGAGGGTATCCTACCAGATTTAGAAATTACAGAAGAAACTGAACTCAATGCAGAGTTTTTTGTAAAAGCCGTTAAGGAGCAAGTAGCAAAAAATGAGTTTAAAGACTTAAATGAAGATGCAAAAAATGTTTTAAAAATTATAAGATCTGGTGGAGATATTACTTCTTACTTAGAAACTTATAAAAAAGGACAAGATGCAGATACTAATTTTGCAGTAATATCAGAAGATAATGCAGAAGCTTTTCTGAAAGAATATTGGTCTGCTAGAGGACTAAAAGATACAGAAATAGATAAAATAGTTGATGTAGCTGTTATTAATGGAAAAGTTTTAGAAGAAGCAAAGTCATTAGAAACTGCTTACAAAGAATTATTAACAGAAGATAAAAAGAAAAAAGTAGAAAGTACTGAAGCAGCTCGTAAAGCAAATCAAGACAGCCTAGCTGAAGAATCTACTAAATATCGTTCTTTAATAAATTCAAAAGATGAAATTATTAAAGGTGCAAAGCTTGATCAAAGTGTCAAAGATCAAATATTTAAATTAGGCACTCAAGCGGTAACAACTAAAGCTGGTGAAAAAGTTACAGCCATACAAAAAGCTTTTATAGAAGAACCTTTGGAAACAGAGGCTAAACTAAATTATTTATATATTGTAACCAATGGGTTTAAAGATATGGGTAATTTAAGCTACAGTAAAACTGCAAAAACTACAGCTCTTAAAGATTTAGATGCAGCCATACAACAGGATAAGGAATCCAGTAAATCTGGAACTTCAAAAAAAGATAACAATAGTAATAAACCTTCAATTACATCAGCTAGTTTTAGCTAAAATGTAATTATAAAACAATAATAAAAATGTCAAAAAGACTATCCCATTTGCAAATGACTGAGGGAGCTTCGTGGACAGGACTTACAACTGAGAATAACTTAGGTTATATTGGTGTAACTAATCCACAAAAAGCCTCTAAAATTGCAACAAAAATTTTTAACCAGAGTTTTGGAACCGATATGTACGGTTACTTAAGTCAGTTTAAAATGAAAACATTTGATACTGATGACGACTTTACTTGGGATTTAATAGGTTCGCCTACCAAGAATGTTGCGTTAGTAGAGGCTCGTATTGACGGAGTAGCAATTACAGGATCTGATACCCCAGGTATTAATGGTACTGAAATTGAATTAGTATTCCCTAATGCACACTTTAGTGATGTCAACGTAATTGTTGGTCACAAAAACGAAGTATATCCACTTCAAATTTTAGCAGATCCAGAACCTGAAGGTAGTTATTGGGTATATCGTACTCGATTACTTACAGGTAATCAATCTGATTTCATGCCATTCGAAGAATTAGCAACAGGAACACGATTCTCTAGAGAATTTTCAGTTGTTTCTTTATCTATGTCTAAGAAAGGTGGCGAGATTGCTTTCACTTCTCCACTTACTATGAGGAATGCGTTTTCTATGATTAGATTACAGCATAAAGTTCCTGGTAATATGAAGAATCGACCAATGGCAACTCACATTCCTGATGATGATGGAAATCTTCATAAGGTTTGGACAGACTATGCTGATTACATGTTTGAGTACTTCTACAGAATGGAAAAGAACAACTTGATTATGTTTGGTCGTTCTAATGCAACTGCTGCTGGTGTTTACAACCAGAAAGACAGAAGTGGTAATAAATTGAAAGTTGGTTCAGGATTGCGTGAGCAATTTGAAGCTGCTAACAAAGATTACTATACTGAATTTGATTTAGATTGGTTTAAATCTAAAATCATGGATTTAACTGAAAACAAATCTCCAGGAGATGTTACTAATATTGTTATTAGAACAGGTCGTAGAGGTGCAATGCAGTTTCATGATGCAGTTGAGGATAAAGCAGGAGCTTTTATTCCTAACCGAACCAATGAGCGAATCTATAACACTACATCTGCATTTGCTCAAAAAGCAATGGGATATGGTGGTCAATTTACAGAATATCATATAGGTGCTAACATCAAAGTTAGTGTATCTGTAGATTCTATGTATGATGATAGAACTAGGTTTAAAGTAGAACATCCTGACGGTGGTACTAATGAATCATATCGTTATGATATTATGGATTTAGGTACAACTGATGGAGAACCAAATATTCAATTAGCTACTGTAGCTGGTTCTGAAGATATTTGGGGATATGAAGCAGGATTTAGAAATCCTTATTCTGCATCAGGAGAAAGAGCTACATTGATGAGTAATCCAGAAGATGCTTATACAATCCATAGAGGTTGTGTTGTTTCATCTTGTGTGAAAGATCCATCAAGGGTTGCAAGTTTTATTTCTAATAAAACAGTTTAATTTAAATAAATTTATAATTGGTAGACACATTATTAGTGTCTATCAATTATATTTTTAATAAAATAAAAAAATTAAAAAAAAGTACATGACACAAAATAAAGTAGAAGCTGAGTTTGAATTACCAAAAACAAAGGTAAGATTAAAGCCAGTAAAAAAGGTAAGGGGAAAAAATGGTGAAATTTCATTAAATCATGAAGCAAATTTTTTATTTAATACTTCTAAAAATACGTATGAAGCAAGTATTTATAAAAAAGGAAATTATACGTCACCATTAACAAGAGAAGAACAAAAATATTTTGAAAACCCAGAAAAATCTGGATTATCGTTTATGCCAGGTGATTTAGCAGTAGATAAACAAGTAAATAATTATTGGACATCACAAAGAGCTAGATTTAGTCTTGGGGAAGATAGTAAAGTTTTTGATTTATCTCAACCGTTAGATTATTTAAAAATGAAAATATTACTATCTCATGATGATCAGTTTGCAAAAGAACCTGAACATCTTGAACATGGTAATGTAAATAGAAAAGCTACATATAGATATGTATTTGTAAGAGAAGGTTATGATAATGAGAAAAAATCTCAAGATTATTATTCTGAAGCAGAGTTATGGAAATTTATGTTTTCTATAGAAAATAATATGACTCAAATGTCTAATATGTTAACATTATTAAATCCTAAAAAACAAGTTCCAAAAAATGCAACTAAAACGTTTTTACTAGGAGAATTAAAATCATTTGTTAAAAATGATCCAAAAAGATTTAGTGCTGTTATGAAAGAAGAAGATTTAGAAGTTAAATCTATTCTTAAAAGGGCATTAGATAAAAAGTTAATAAAAGTTGATGGCATTGTTCATACATTAGCTACAGGTGAAATTCTTGGAGATAATAGAGCAGAAGCTTTAGAATTTCTTAAAGAAGAAGGTAATCAAAATGTTTTAGATAAATTAAAAGTAAAATTAGGGCTTAATTAATGAATGCAAATAAAATGAGGTCAGAGTTTGACTTAAAATTAGATATATTTACTAGTAGTTCTACTCCAGGGTTGGAAGACTCTGAAGTGTCTAGTCTTTTAACAGATGGACAAGCAAATATTGTTAGAGATATTTTAAATCCAGATGAAGACAAACTCCTTGACCTTACTGAATTAGCAAGAAAACAATTAAGCACTTTATATGTAAATGGGGAATTAGCAAAAGCTGCAACTCAAACTGGTATTTTTACCAACGGCATTTTTTGGGATATTCCTACAAATCATTATGTTACTTTAAATTTACAAGGAGTAGTAAGTTCTGCCACAACTTGTTTAAATGGTATAGAAGTTAATGTTAAACCTGTTACTTATGATGAGTATAACACTAACATTAAAAACCCATTTAGAAATCCAGGTAGAGGCGTTATTTGGTCGTTGCAAGCAGGTTTAGCTTCAACGGCCCAAAGAATACAAACAGTAAATTCTTCGGAGTTTACGGATATAACTAAATTAAGAATAGCTTACATAAAAAAGCCTCTTGATATAGTCGTTGATGTTTCGACACCAGCGGACCAAGTTAATAGCGACCTTCCAGACATTCTACATAGTAGAATTGTTGATGAGGCCGTGGAATTAGCGAAACTTCAATTAGGATTGTTAAATGAGTTTCAAGCTCAAACAATGTATAATGAAGTAAATAAATAAAAGTTTTAATTTAAAATGAAAACAAAATGGATTTAACTCAAAATTTTAAAGAGTTATTTATTGCAAAAGATGTTGATGTTCAAGGTGATACTTTAGCTTCAATGGTTGTTGGTGAGGTTGGGTTATTTACTCTAGGTGGACAATCTAGACTAGTAGCAGGATCAGCAGGAGCAGGACAAGTATTAGCTTCGGCTGTTGATAAAGCTGTTCTTGTAAAACGAAGAGCGTTGACTGGTGAAAACCAATATCAAATATCTGATGTTATTAATAAAAAGTATATTACTTCTGCAAGAGGTTCAGCTTACGCTGCCAAAGTAGAACAAATAAGTTATGTAGGTTATAATGGTACTTCTGGTGCATTAGATGCTACAAATGATAATACATTTCAAGTAAGATTTGTTTTTGATAGTCTTCTAGTTTCTAACTATAATAAAGATTATTTTAAACATTTAAACTGGAAATCTGCTATTTCTGGGACTACTCAGGAAAAAGTAGCTAAAGGTTTAGTGCTTAATGGCATTGCTAATTTTGAAAGAGAGCCAGATGATATTATGAAAATTGAACAAATATCTAGTGGTGCTAATTCAATTATTGGAACAGGTGTTGA